AATCAGTATTTCCAGATGCTGTTGATGTATGGGGCGAAAGTAATGACCCTGAGAATCCATATTTGTCTCTTGGAACAACAACTTTGATTCCTGTATTGGTCAAAGCCATTCAAGAACAACAAGCCCTCATCCAATCTCTGACAACCCGAATCACTGCACTGGAGACACCAGTAGTAACACCAACAGTAACACCATCAACTGGAACACAAGTATGAACGAAATCAAACTCTCAACCAACTTGGTAAACGCCATCCTGCAATACCTTGGTAGCCGCCCATACACTGAAGTCTTTCAGGTCATAGAGGCCATTCAAAAGGAAGCCAAAGAACAGCAGAACGTGGATAATCCACCATCAGCATAAGGAGCAGCCATGAGCAGCACATATTCAAGCAATCTGCGAGTCGAACTGATTGGTTCTGGCGACCAAGCCGGTACGTGGGGTCAGACTACCGACAACAACTTCGCTTACATTTTTGATGCCGCCATTGCTGGGTATCAAGCGGTCACGGTTTCCTCTACTGCTCAAGCTTTGACCTATGTAAACGGGCCAACGTCTACAGCCAACTTGAATCAGTCTGTTTACGCTATTTTAAAGTTCAACAGCGCATCTGCGGCAACGGCTATCTACGCCCCGCCCGTATCTAAACAATACATCATCTGGAACAACTCTGGCTACACCATCACAATCTACAACTCTACGGTCATTGGTAACACAACCGCCGCAGGTACTGGGATTGCAATTGTCAACGGCGACAAGATCATGGTGTGGTCGGATGGCACAAACTTCTATGACCTCCAAGCGCAGAATCTGACGGGCACACTAGCTATTGCCAAAGGCGGTACAGGCCAAACAACCGCCAACGCTGCGTTCAATGCACTGGCTCCAGCTCAAACAGCCAACCGACTGCTTAAATCAGACGGCACAAACACCTCATTTGCTCAAGCCGTATTGACTACTGACGTTACAGGAACTCTGCCTGTTGCAAATGGCGGTACAGGAGTCACTTCACTTGCTGCGCTGGGCAACTTGTTTTATCCAGTTGGTTCTATTTACACAAGCACTGTTGCAACCAATCCCGGAACTTTGCTGGGTTTTGGCACTTGGGCAGCATTTGCGGCTGGTAAAACAATTATTGGCAATGGTGGTGGATTTAGCGCAGGTGCAACTGGGGGTAGTGCTGATGCAGTTGTTGTAGCTCACACTCACACTATTTCAGACCCCGGTCACAATCATAATTTTAATTATGCGGCATGGAACTGGACTGTACAGGGTGGTGCATCACCAGTAAATGCAAATAGAGAAGGTGTGGGCGCAGGAACAACAAGTTCAGCTTCTACAGGTATTACTGGTACAAATTCAGCAGGTGTCAGTGGAACTAACGCCAACTTGCCCCCCTATATCGTTGTGTATATGTGGCAGCGTACAGCTTGATGGTGAAATGAAATTGATCCGATCTCCATTCTCTTTGCTGCAAATGCTTGTGTCGCTGCTATCAAAGAAGGTTGTGAGCTATACAAGCAGGCTAAGACATCTTTCATGGAGGTCAAAGCCACTGTTGATGAAGTCTCTGAGATATATAAGGAAGTTACTGGGTTTTGGAGTAACTTTAGTAACTTCTTCAAGTCCAGCGACAAACCCGCCCCGACCAAGCCTGTGGCGAAAAAGAAGGAAGCCTACGTTGCCGTTGACGAAACCCAAGTCATGGCAGACATCGTTACTCAGCTTACCCAGTTTTTCAAGCTACAAGAACAGCTTGCAACGCACATAAGGGAAGAGGAAGAGAAGAGCAGATCAGTCTACGACCCCGATGCCAACCTGATGGAAGCTGCCTTGAAACGTGTCATGGCGCAAGACCAGATGGCAGCGCTGGAAGTGACAATCAGGGAAACTATGGTCTACCAGTCCCCACCTGAAATGGGGGCTATGTATTCCAAGGTTTTTGACATGCGGGATGTAATTAAAGCGGAGCAGGACAGGGCGAGGAAGAGACGGGATGAAGACTCATGGCAACGCAAGGAAAGGGAGCGCCTTACAAACGAAAAGCAAGCGTACCTACTAGCGACTTTTCTTTTCCTCCTGTATATGTGGCTCCTCCTAAGCCTCTTAAGCAAGACTGGGAAAGCGTGATGGGATGGATAGCAGCCTGTGTGCTTGTAGTTCTGTTGTTGCCTTTTTTGGGTATGCTGTATATAGATGTGCTGCAAACCAAGCAAGAGGCCAAGGTGCAGCTTGAGAAGATGGAAAAATTGCGCAGAGAAATGGAAAGGGATAAACGTGACAAAAAGCCTGATACTTTTGGTGATAACCCTGTGTTTGATCGGGTGCGACGACCGCTATCGTTACCCCTGCCAAAATCCGACAAACTGGAATAATGCTGAATGCAAACCCCCAATCTGTACCGCTGCTGGTACTTGCCCTGAAATGCTTGTCAAACCAGAGGAGAAAAAGTAATGCCCACCATTGGATACAAACCAAATAGCCGCTTGAGTTCTGACGAGATTGAAGTCAGGGTTTGGGCATTTGTCATTGTGGTCTTGGTGACCATCCTGCTGGCCTCAATGGGCATGTTTCTGTACTCAGTTTCTTTTGTCACACAGCCAATGAATGGCAGCATGGCGGCGATTGACAAGGTGTACACCCAGCAAATCAGCACCATCATGGTCTTCATCACTGGAGTGCTTGGCGGTGTCGCTGGTCGCTCAGGAGTCAAGGCAATTGCCAACGCAAGCGCCAAGGCTGAAGCCACTGATAGCGATGAGCCACCAAAGCCATGAGCCTGTTCAATCCATATGTCCTGCTTGGCATCGTCTTGGCGGTGCTGGGCAGCTTTGGTGCTGGGTACTACAGCGGCGAGCAAAGTGAGTACGAGCGCCAGCAGCTTGAGATTGCCCGTTTAAACCAGCAGGCAAGAGAAACAGAACAGCGTATGGGGGAAGTTGCCCAAACATACGCCCAAACTTTAAGGAAGGCCAACAATGTTGCAAAAGCTAAAGAAACTAAGCTGCGTACTGATATTGCCTCTGGCGAGCGTCGGCTGTTCATTCCTGTCAAAGCCCCCGAGTGCGCCGTATCAACCACCGCAGATTCCACCACTCCCAGTGGAGATACAGAAACAAGAGCCGAGCTTGACCGAGGAGTTGCTCAAGCTCTTGTCGATCTCACCAGCCGAGGTGACCAAGCCATCCGCAGTCTCAACGTCTGCATCGACCAATACAACGAAATGAGGAGCATCAAATGAACCTGACCGCCAATTTCTCCCTGCATGAACTGACCAAATCAGAGACAGCCCTGCGTATGGGCTTTGACAACACCCCCGGTGAAGCCGAGACTGAAAGCTTGCGTCTGCTGGCTGAAAAAGTCCTCCAGCCCGTGCGTGACCACTACGGCAAGGGCGTCAAGGTGAACTCTGGATTTCGCAGTGCTGAAAGTAATGCAGCAGTCGGAGGATCTCGTACCTCAGACCATTGCAAGGGCCAAGCAGCCGATATTGAGATACCCGGTGTCCCCAACGCAGAACTTGCCCAATGGATCATGGATAACTTAGAATACACACAACTCATCCTTGAGTTTTACACCCCCGGCATACCTGATAGTGGCTGGGTGCATGTGTCTTATGACCCGAACAACCTGAAGAAGCAGGAGTTGACCGCCATGAAAGTCGCTGGTAAAACCCAATATGTTCCCGGTCTTGTAGCTTAACCATGCCATTACAGAAACTTGCCCTTCGCCCCGGTGTAAACAGAGAAAGCACCTCTTACGCCAATGAGGGTGGGTATTACGCATCCAACAAGATTCGGTTCCGCTCAGGTATGCCTGAGAAAGTTGGCGGCTGGGAAGCCGATACTGGAACAAATATTTCTACCCTGCAACCAACTACGGGAAAGCTTTGGGGTGTTTGCCGAGCGCTATGGAACTGGATTAACCTGTCAGGTTATAACTTGTTGGCGCTGGGAACAAACTTAAAATATTACATTCAAAGCGGCACAAACGGCTTTTATTACGATGTAACCCCGTTGCGCACAACAACTACGGCGGGAGAGGTTACCTTTGCCGCTTCTACTGGTTCAACAACAATTACAGTTACTGATGCTGGACATGGCGCTCAGACAGGGGACTTTGTAACTTACAGCGGCGCAGTTTCTTTGGGTGGCAACATCACAGCCGCAATACTGAACGCTGAGTTTCAGATTGCCTATTTAAGTTCCAACCAATACACCATAACAACCTCAGTCGCAGCAGCCGCAGGGGACTCAGGCAATGGCGGAGGCTCAGTTGTTGGCGCATACCAAATCACAACAGGTAATGCTGTTTTTACTCAAAACGTGGGTTGGGGCGCTGGTACTTGGGGCGGCGTTATTCCCGGCACGGCAACAAACCAACTTAATGGGGCTATAAACAATTCCGTCACAACTATTACGGTGGATAGTACAACTGCATTTACAGCAGCGGGAAACATCTTAATTGACTCAGAAAATATCTCTTACACAAGTAAAAATTCAACTCAATTCTTGGGTTGTACCCGAGGGTTAAGTGGTACAGGCTCAGGCGCAGCCACCTCTCATGCAGACAACGCAACAGTTGTTCAGTCCACCACATTTACTGGTTGGGGCGCTCCTGCTCCCGCTGGTCAGGGTATTGGAGAGCAGCTTCGTTTGTGGAGTCAGTCAAATTTTGGCGAAGATTTAATATTTAACCCTCGTGGCGGAGGATTGTATTACTGGGCGGTTAACGCTAATCCAACGATTTTTGATAGAGGTACTCTGCTTACTGCCGGAGATACTCCAGATATTTGTAACTTTGTCATGGTGTCGGACGCTTCACGTTTTGTCATTTGCTTTGGCGTAAACAACTACGGCTCCGCATTACAAGATCCCATGTTGGTGCGCTGGTCAGATCAAGAAGACTACACGCAGTGGACGCCATCTATTACCAACCAAGCGGGTAGCTATACACTTAGCCACGGCTCACAAATCATTACCGCCATACAGACCCGCCAAGAGATTTTGGTGTTGACTGACTCTGCGATTTACTCCATGCAGTACCTTGGCCCACCTTATGTTTGGAGCTTCCAGATTCTGGGCGACAACATATCTATTGCGGGGCCAAATGCAATAGCAACTGCTAACAACATCACGTACTGGATGGGTACAGACAAGTTTTATATGTACTCAGGTCGCGTTCAAACGCTGCCATGTACTTTGCGCCAGTACGTCTACAACGACATAAACTTAACTCAATCCTTTCAGTTTATGGCGGGAACCAACGAGGGTTACAACGAGGTGTGGTGGCAGTATTGCTCTGCCGACTCCGATGTAATTGACCGCTATGTTATATACAACCACTTGGATAATATCTGGTACTACGGTGACTGGAGCAACTACACAGGTACTGCATTCCAAGGTCGTACAGCTTGGCTTGATAGCGCTTTACGCGCTTATCCTATGGCAGCTACATACGGTGTGGCGGGCGACAATGCAAACGCATTACTTGTGTACCATGAGAACGGGGTAGACGACGGCACAGTTAATCCAGCAAACCCTATTGTGGCGCAGGTAACCTCATCAGACTTTGACATTGGGGATGGACATAACTTTGGCTTTGTGTGGCGCTTGATTCCTGACTTAAGCTTTGATGGGTCGGATGTAAATGCGCCGACCGCCATGTTTACGGTACTTCCCCGCGCCAATCCCGGTGCGCCATATGGCAGTTCTAACAACCCAGATGTTGTCAGTGCGCAGAACTACCAGAACCAAAGAACTTATGAAATACAGCAGTTTACCCAGCAGGTGTATGTACGGATTCGCGGTCGTCAGATGGCGTTCAAGGTAAGTTCAGATGAAATTGGTGTTCAGTGGCAGTTGGGAGTACCTCGTATAGATATTCGTCCTGACGGTAGGAGATAAACATGGGATTAAAAACAGCAACGCAACCTCGCTTGCCAGCCGCCCCCAATGAGTATGACCGGCAATACATGGAGCAGCTTATTAACGTACTTCGCCTGTACTTTAACCAACTGGATAACGCCTCCCCCGCTATATTTGCTTCTCAGGGCGTGGGTACTGCCGATGTTGTCACAGCTTTAACTTGCGCCCAACCCGACCCAGCTACCCCCGGCGTATCTAAGGTTAGTCTGCCAACACAAGCAGATCTTGCCAATCTTCGCGCAGGCGACATCTATTACGACACTTCTGCCTCAAATGTGCTAAAGATCAAAGTCTAGTTGTTCAAAAATGCTCAACATGATACTATCAATAAACCCGTTTAAATGAGGCAAAAATGAGCCTACAACTTGCAGCCCAGCACCTTTCTTCGCAAGGTCGTGGTAAAGATTCCACGCTTGTACACATGTCGCCCCGTGAGGTAAGCAGTTTAAACGCTATTGCCAAAGCTCACGGTGGGCAACTGTCTATCAACCCTAGTACGGGTTTACCCGAAGCTGGCTTCCTTGAATCTATCCTGCCTATGGCGGCTGGTTTTGCTTTAAATGCCGCAGTTCCCGGACTGGGTGCTGCGATGGGTGGGTTTGCTGTGCCAGCTTTGGTTGGTGGCGGTATGGCGCTAATGACGGGTAGTTTAGAAAAAGGTTTGATGGCTGGCTTAGGCGCTTATGGCGGCGCTAATTTGGGCGCTGGATTGGCAGAAACTGCAACCGCAATGGATCCTAGCGTAGTTCAAGCCCAAAATGCGGTGGTTGAAAACGCAACAAAAAATCTTTACGACCCAACCGGAACATTAAGTGCAGCAGACTATTCAGGTCAGTTTGAAGCCACAAGTAAAGGTCTTGCTGAAAATTTAGTCAATGCCAGAGCCGCTGCTCAACCGACTGGCATTATGGACACGCTCACTAAGGGGGTTGGCGCTCTTGGAAAAGATGGCGGCTTTAGCAGTCTTTACCAAAACCTTGGCGGCTCACCTATGAGTTTGCTCAAGACTGTAGGATCTGCCGCCGCGCCAGCTATTGGCGAAGCCATGAAACCCAAAGAGCAAGAAGAAACAAAAGCCGATTCCGACTTGGGTCAGCGGTACGGATTTTCTATGAATCCAACGGGCGGTCAACAGCCGCAACAAGCTCAACCGGGGCAAAACCCATTGAGCAATACACCAACTCCCACCACTACACCATTTCCAACTCCTGACATTTACGGTCGGGAGCAGCGTTATTTTTCTCCTTCTTACTCAAAATTTACACCTGAACAAGCTAAATCAATGTATGGTTTTGCAGATGGCGGAGTTGCGACAGACCCAGATCGCCCTACTGAAACACCAGCATTGCTTGCGTTTAAACAAATGCAGGCCCAACGTGCGGCTCAACCATCAGCGCCACAAATTGATGCGGTCTCGCAGTTCAATCAGTACGCCCAGCAAACAGTAGGTGCGCCCAATCAAATGCAAGCGCCCACAGCGCCGCCACCTACCACAACAAACTTAGCTGGGTCTGGCTATTCCTACAACCCCATTCAGCAAAGATATTCTCAAATCCAAGGGACTGCGCCAACCGACTCAGACACAGATTCTGAAAATCCTTTTAGCATTGAAAACCGCCCTGTGATTGGCTATACGTCAACAGGTGAAAAAATTTATGGTGGAGGGCCATCAGGCGGTAACAGTGGTTTTGGCAATATTGCCGGTGGCCTTGGTGCTGGTCGTGCCGCAGGTGGCAGTATCTCTCATCTTGGCGACTACTCTGATGGCGGCAGATTGCTTCGTGGCCCCGGTGACGGCGTGTCCGACTCCATCCCTGCAATGATTGGCAAAAAGCAACCCGCCCGTTTAGCCGACGGTGAGTTTGTTGTACCTGCACGTATCGTTTCTGAGTTGGGCAATGGCTCAACCGAAGCTGGCGCACGTAAGCTGTACGCAATGATGGACAGGATTCAGAAGGCTCGCGGCAAGACAGTGGGTAAAGGTAAAGTGGCAAAGAATAGCCGCTCTGAGAAATACCTCCCCGCGTAATCATGCCTCTGCACCACGTTCACCCTAACCACCTTCCAGTTGTATGGCCTGTTGCTCTACCCCTCCTCAAAAAAGCGATGGACTTGGAGCCGGGGTCACACAATGAGCAGTTCATTGAGTACAGTATCCGCACAGGCAAGACGCATTTGTTGGTATGGGAAGAACCCAGTGAAGGCATAACCGGTGCTTGCACAATTGAGTTCATTGACTACCCGATGGAGCGCATTGGGCATGTGAACTTGATGGGTGGTAAAGGAATTGTCAGAGACTACGTATTTGATGAAGCAAAAGAATTTATGCGACTCAACGGCGCAAAGAAAGCTCAGTGCTGGGCAAGAGGCTCTCTTGTTGAGATGTACAAGAAAATGGGTATGGAAAACACCCACCAAGTAATGAGGGTTGATCTATGAGAACAAGTTATTCACGCCGTGAACTCTACGCATTGGGCGAGCCGCTTGGGGATAGCGCCACCTATTTAAAAGCCGACGGGGGTCTCATCCTTGGTGATGGCGGAGGTGGCGGCGGTTCACAACCTGCATCGTCTACTACACAGACCCAAGACTTACCCGATTGGGCAAAGCCGTATGCG